CGTACTTGGTACAAACCTCATTGTTGATCACAACATTACAACAGGAACAGGCGATGATTCAATGTTCCTTATTGCACCTTCATCAGTTTACACATGGGAGTCACCAACAACACAGCTCCGCGTAAATGTTCTTACATCTGGTGAGGTTGAAATCAACCTTTACGGATACCTAGCAATTTACGTTGCTAAAGATGGTGGCGGAGTTTACCGCTACAACTTCCAAGCCTAATCAGCTTGAACTAAGTCGCTCAAGGGGGCTGCCAGAGCCCTTGCAGCTCCCTTGAGTCTTTAGAAAGGACAACATGAGTACAACAACAGTTGCAGAACTTCGTACCGCATTAGGTATTGGAACTCTCTATACTGATGCAGTCTTGCAGTCAGTCTGTGATGCTGCTGATGATGTTATGTTGCCTTTTCTATGGACTAACACGACTCCAATCGTCGGACACAGCAACACAACCAACACAGGCACTTCATACTTTAATGACTATGTGCAAGATGTCTTCTACGTCGGTCAGACCGTAAATATCACAGGCTGCGGATCTAAGCACAATGGCAACAAGACAATCACCGGAGTAGGCGAGAAGCAGATTAGTTACGCCATTACTGGTAACAACAATGTGCCAGCAGTCTTCCACCCAGTAAATCCTTACGGCACAGTTGCAGCAGATACCTATGTCGATTACACAACTATCCCTGCTATTCAAGAGGCAAGCCTCATGATTAGCGTTGCTATCTGGCAGGCTCGTCAAGCTCCAACCGGTCAAGGCGTTAGCATCGATGGATTCGCTCCAAGCCCTTACACAATGTCTAATCAGCTCATGGCTCGCGTTCGTGGCTTGCTTGCACCATATCTCAGCCCTAACTCAATGGTGGGCTAATGCCAGCGATTACCACCCTACGATCTAGCATCGCCTCAGCTCTTACTGATAACACTAAGTGGTCAGTATTCTCATACCCACCAGCGAGCCCTATTGCTAACTCTGTAATCATCAGCCCTGCTGATCCGTATATCACTCCGACCAATAATGACCGCACATCAGTCGCGCCTTTAGCCAACTTCTCAATCAATATCCTTGTGCCCTTACTCGATAACCAAGGCAACCTTGCCGGTATCGAAGATGATATTGTAAGAATCTTTCAGCTTCTCGATGCTTCAAGCATTGTGTTCAATGTAGGAACTGTGAGCGCTCCAGCCGTTCTAAGCCTACCTACTGGAGACTTGCTGAGTTGTACAATACAGATCAGCACCCTAACGGAATGGAGTTAAATCATGACCGATTTAGCGCAATGGGAAAAAGAAAATGAAGCCTTCCTGATTAAAATCGGTCAGGTTGCTTCTAAGCCAGAAACGAAACCAACAACTAAGAAAGACGAGGAATAAACCGTGTCAGTATATCTAAGCAACGGAGTGGTTCTTACTGTAAACGCGGTAGACCTTTCAACTCTAGTATCAGCAGTCACAATCAACCGTTCATTCGATGAGCTTGAAGTAACAGCAATGGGTGACTCAGGTCATAAGTTTGTCAAGGGTCTTGAAGCATCTTCAATCACTATTGACTTCTTCAATGATGAGGCAACTTCAAAGACACTCCAGACTCTTCAGTCTGTATGGGGAACAAGCACAACAGTCACAGTCAAGCAGACTTCTGCAACAGTATCAGCTACAAACCCACTCTACACAATGAGCTGCCTTGTAAACAACACAACACCTATCAACGGTGCAGTTGGAGACCTTTCAACTCAGAGCGTAACTTGGAATGTAAACGGTACAATCGCTGTAACAACAGCACCATAACCGAAACTAACTAAGGGGCTAACATGGCAAAGCTAAAGGTAACAAGGGCTGACGGACAGGTTCAAGAGTTTGAGATAACTCCCCTGATCGAGTACGCCTTCGAGCAATACGCCAAGAAGGGCTTTCACAAAGCTCTGATAGAAGACCAGAAGCAGTCAGATGTTTACTGGCTCTGCTGGGAAGCAATTAGGCGTTCGGGTGAAACAGTCAAACCTTTCGGGGAAGGATTCCTTGAGACTCTCAAGTCAGTTGAGGTCTTAGAGTCTGACCCTTTAGGGTAGATCGGAACTCCCTCACCTATCTCGCAGCTCGCTTGAGTTACGAGTATGGAGTTCCCTTCCAAACCATTGTTGAGTTATCACCGATGGCGTTCAAGGCACATTTAGAAGTCCTTAAGGACATAGGGAAGGAGCGAAGCGATGCGCATCGAAATACGCGGAAACGCTGACCTTCGCAAAGCAATGCGTCGCTTTACACCCGACCTTGAGAAAGCCTTACGCAAAGAGATTGGCGCAGCTCTACGCCCAGTAGTAAGAGAAGCAAAGGGATTCGTTCCGGCTGTGTCTCCTATGTCTGGGTGGGCTGGTCGCTCATTTAGCGAGGGCAAGTTCCCTACCTATAACGCCTCAATCATCAAGGCTGGCATTAAGTATTCAGCAAGCCCTAGCAAGATAAACGCACAGGGCTTTAGCTCGATGGCAAGCGTTCAGAACAACAGCCGCGTAGGTTCTATCTATGAAGGCGCTGGTCGCGCTAACCCTAATGGACAACCTTGGGTTGGCACTAAAGGATCTGGTAGCAACCGATACAGCAAGTCCAGAAATCCTAAAGCCGGACAACAATTCATCGCTAATCTGCCACCGCTTGTCGGCAGCCTTAAAGGTCGAGGTCGCTTGATTTATCGCGCTTGGGCTGAGAACAGAGGCAAGGCAGAAGGAGCTGTTAATAAAGCAATTGACACGGCTCTGACAGAATTTAGAGCTCGCGCTAAACAAGGTCTAGGGAAGGCAGCATAATGGCAACAATCTATGAAGAGATTAAGATTGCTTCCAAGGCTGACACCCGTGGATTTAAGAAAGCCGAATCAGCCGCTGCTAAACTAAACAAGACTCTTAGAAATCTTGGACTAGCACTTGGTACAACTGCACTTGTCTCTTATGGCAAGGCAGCAGTCAAGGCTTTTGCAGCCGATGAAGCGGCAGCCAACCGCCTAGCAACGGCAGTAGATAACCTTGGGCTTTCATTCTCTCAGGTTCAGGTTGCAACCTTTATTGACAACCTTGAGCGCAGCGCAGCAATAGCCGATGATGTACTTCGACCAGCCTTCCAAGGATTACTGACAACAACTGGATCACTAACCCAGTCTCAAAAACTTCTCAATGATGCTATCCAAATCTCAAGAGCAAGCGGTATTGATTTAGCCACGGTTGCAACAGATTTAGGCAAAGGCTATGTAGGAATTACTAGAGGCTTAATCAAGTACAACACAGGCTTAACTAGAGCTGAGATAACAACTAAGTCATTCAATGAGATTCTCGGCATTATGCTTGCCCGTTCAGCAGGTTCAGCACAGGCTTACCTTGAAACAACCTCTTACAAGATGGAAGTCCTTACAACAGCAACCGGAAGAGCTCAGGAGACAATCGGCAAAGGTCTAGTAGATGCCCTCGCTCGCGTAGGGGGTGGCACAGAAGCCAGCGATGCAGCCAAGGCAATTGATAACATTGCCAAAGCCACTAGCAATGTAATAGTCGCATTGGGTACTGGCATTGGATTGATTGAGAAGTTCCGTAAAGGTTATACTAATTTTCTAGCAGGTGGCGATGTCGATGTCATGCTGCAAGCACCTAAACCATCAACTAATCGATCAGCATCTCCAGCCGGTACAGCACAGCGCACAGCCCAGCAGCGTCAAGCAGAGATGGCAGCAGCCAAGCGAGCCAAAGAGTTAGCAGCCTTGCAGAATAAGCAGGTCAAATCTCAAAAGGCTCTCACAGCAGAGCAGAAGAAGCAGAACGCTCTTAAGAAGGCTGGGTCTATCTTTGACCTAGAGCAAGTTCAACTCATTGCTGCCCTCAAGGGTAAGTTATCTGATGAGGATCGTAAGCGCGTTGAACTTCAATTCGCTTTACTTGTAGGCAATACCTCAGAAGCTCAGAAGCTAACCTACGAGCTTGCCAAGGCTCAAGGACTAGGCGAGAAGCTCGCAGGATACTTGGCAAGCCTTCCAGACGCTAAGAATCCATTTGCCTCATGGGAAGCCTATCTCGATATGCTTGCCGCTAAGGCTAAGTCTATTGCTATAGGCGGTGGAGCAGCAGTTCCAATCACTCCAGTTACTCCTTCGGTTGCAACTAACGCGACTAATGCAAGCGGCTTTGCATATTCAGTTGCAGACCCTTCCAAGGGTGGAAGCATGGATTCACAATTCGGATCTCAGACTCCGTGGGCGCTGGCAGTTGCAGCATTAAACAGACCAGTTGTTGTCCAGATTGACGGCAAGGCAGTAGCCACATCACTTCAAGATTCATCTCTATCAGGAGTCTCCTCGAGCGTTAATAGAACTTACGGAAGCTTTGCAGGTCGCTGATGGCTCTACCTGCTGAGATATCCGTATCCTTCGACTTTAGTTCTGGTGCTACTTTTGGCTACCCATTTACTATTGGCGATGCTAAATACGGAGTTCTAGGCACAGGCACACTTGGCTCATCAACAGTTCCAGTTCCTATTGTTGATCTAACTCCTAATGTCCTTAA